CGATCGTCCAGGCCGGCCAGGACTACGCCAAGGCCCAGACCGACATCGCCGGCGCGAACGACGTCCTGAAGGACTCGACGACGGAGCTGCTCGAGGAGCTCAAGGTCGCGGCCAACGGGTTCGCCCGGGACCTGACCGACGTGTTCTTCGACTCGACGCAGTCGATCGGCGACATGTTCGAGAACCTGGCCAAGACCATCGCGAAGGCCCTGTTCACCCAGGCCGTCACGGAGCCACTCATCGGGGCGATCACCGGGGGCCTGGGTTCGATCTTCGGCCTGCCTGGCGGCGGGATCCTGAACGCCGCCGGCCGCAGCATCGGCGGCTCCGTGGCCGCGGGCACGCCCTACCTGGTCGGCGAGCGCGGCCCGGAGCTCTTCGTCCCGCGGCGCGGCGGGACCATCGTGCCGAACGGCGGCGGCAGCCAGACCGTGAACGTGACGTTCCAGGTCAACAGCCTGGACCCGGGCACGGCCGCCGGCGTCATCCAGGCCAACCGGCAGCAGATCGTCGGCATGATCCGCGGCGCCGTGCAGCGGACCGGCCGCCGGCCGGCGATGGCGTAGCGCCATGGGCCAGCAGCGCTACGTGAACAGCGTGCCGGACTTCCGGCAGGTGAACGCCTCCGGCGACTGGCGGATCGTCAACGCCCTGGACGTGGTCAACGCCGACTACCCGATCACGCCCAAGTGGCGCGAGGCCTCGATCTCCACCTTCGCCCCGACCTACGTCTCGGTGACCAACTCCCTGCGGCGCCAGGCGCGCTCCCGGGGCGCCCAGGCCTGGCAGGTCACCCTCCGGTATGGCGCCATGAAGCGCGCCACCTTCGCGCCGCTGTGGGCCTTCCTGACGCGCCAGGGCGGGCAGGCGGGGACCTTCACCGTCAACCTGCCCGAGTTCGCGCCCCGCGGCGCGGCTACCGGCACCCCGCGGGTGAACGGCAGCGGCCAGACCGGCACGTCCCTGGTCACCGACGGCTGGAGCAACAACACGCTGATCCTGCGCGAGGGCGACTTCATCCAGGTGGAGCCCGCCACCAAGGTGTACCAGGTGACCGCCGACGTCACGTCGAACGGCTCCGGCGCCGCCACCATCCCGATCTACCCGGCCCTGCGCAGCTCGCCAGGCGACAACGCCGCCGTAACGCCGAACCCGCTGTTCCTGATGGCACTCACCGGCGACACGGTCGAGGTCGGCTGGGACCAGTGCGTGATCGTGCCCGACTTCGAAGTCAGCCTCGTGGAGGTCGTGTGAGCGGCCGCGGCGCGACGGCGGCGGTGCTGGCGGAGATCGCGAAGCCCGAGCTCCGCTGCGCCCACCTGTTCGAGTTCCGGTTCAACCCGACCGTCTACATGACGGACGCCTGGCGCGAGCTCACCTGGTCGGGGAACACCTACCTCGCCAGCAAGTACCCCCTGCAGATGTCCGGCATCCCGGAGTCGAGCGAGCTGCTCGTCAACTCGATCACCGTCAGCCTCTCCGGCGTCGACCAGGTGATCGTCGCCCTGCTGCTGCAGGAGAGCTACTTCGACCGGCGGGTGCGGGTCCACAAGGTGCTGCTCGACGAGGCCCTCTCGATCATCCCCGAGCCGGTCCTGATCTTTGACGGCCGCATGAACCGGCCGGTGATCCAGGTCAGCCCGGATGACGGCTCGGTGGTGTGCGCCGTGGAGTGCGTCAGCATCTGGACCGACTTCGAGCGCCGGCCCGGCCGCCACACGAACGACGCCGAGCAGCAGAGCTACTTTCCCGGCGACCGCGGGTTCGAGAAGGTCGGGCGGATCCCGGCGACCATCTTCTGGGGCCAGCGGACCAACCTCGACCGCGAAGGGGCGGCGCCGACGCGCCGCAGCCGCCGCCGTGATTGAGCCGCGCGCAGCGCTGATGGCGTGGGCCTCCCGCATGCGAGGGGCCCCGTTCGCGTGGGGGCACACCGACTGCGCCACGCTGGCCATCCGCGGCCTCGAGCTGCTGACCGGCCGGCCGTTCCCGGAGTACCGCTGGAGCAGCGAGGCCCAGGCGCTGGCGGTCGCGGGCCGGGAGCGGCCCTCGCAGGTGCTGCAGGAGTACGGCCTGCAGCCGGTGCTCCCCGGCTTCGAGCGCGCCGGCGACGTCATCCTGGCGCCCCGCGAGCCCTGGCCGGAGTGCTGTCACCTCTGCCTGGGCCGCTACAGCCTCTCGGCCGAGCCCGGGCACCGGGTCGGCATGCTGCGCACGACCGCCCTGCTGGCGCTGCCAGGCGCCGTCGTGCTGGGGCTGCGCTGATGCCGCAGGCCATCCCGCTGATCGCCGGCGCGATCGTGGCCAACTCGGCCACGGTGATCGGCGTCATCGGCACGATCGGCGCCCAGGTCGCCGGCGGCCTGGTGGCGTTCGGTCTCACGAAGGCGCTCGGCTTCGATGAGCCCGTGCAGCAGCAGGCCCCGGGCGCCGAGCTGAACGTCTCGAGCCAGGTCGGCCCGATCCCGATCATCTACGGGCGCCGGCGGATCGCGGCCCAGTGGGTGCAGATTGTGTCCACCGGCAAGGTCCGGGAGTCCCTGGTCGTCGAGGGGCGCTTCAAGCTCTCGAACGAGTTCCTGAACCTGATCGGGGTGTGGTGCGAGGGTGAGATCCAGGCCGTCGAGACCATCTTCTTCGACGACGACATCGCCTGGACCAGCGAGGCCGGCGTCGACACCGACGAACTGATCGACTTCTACAGCCTGGTCCGCAACAAGCTGGGCACCGACGACCAGCTCGCCGACGCCGACTTCCTCGCCGAGCTGCAGACGATCGCCGAGGCCGAGGACCCCGCCAAGTACTGGACGGCGGACCATCGCCTGCGCGGGGTGGCCTACAGCTACCTGAAGATGAAGTACAACGCCGAGGCCTTCCCGGGCGGCCTGCCCCAGGTGGCGGCCACGATCCGCGGCCGGAAGGTGCTCGACCTGCGCGACGGCGTGGTTCGGTGGACCCAGAACCCGGCCCTCTGCGTCTACGACTACCTGACGAACGCCCGGTTCGGCCGCGGCATCGACCCGGCCGACATCGACGCCCAGAGCTTCATCGAGGCGGCCAACCACTGCGACGAGACGATCTTCATCCCGGATGCCGTCCAGACCCCGGGCGGGCCGCTGACGGGGCGCACACAGCCGCGCTACCACTGCGACGCCGTCCTGAATCCGGACGACACCCCGCTCGACAACACCCGGGCCCTGCTCACGTCGTGCCGCGGCATGCTGATCTTCAGCGGCGGGAAGTATCGGCTCCGGATCGACGCCGCGACCCCGGCGACCTTCGACCTGACCGAGGACAACATCGTCGGCGGCTGGAACATCAACCTCGAAAGCGTCGAGACCCGGTCGAACCGGGTCGTCGCCCAGTTCCCGAACAAGGCCACCCGCTACCAGGACGACATGCGCGTCGTCGACTCGCCGACCTTCCGCGAGGCCGACGGTGGCCGGGTGCTCGAGGCCCGGATCGACCTGCCGTGCACGACCGACCAGTTCCGTGCCGTGCAGCTCGCCGGCATCACGCTGCGGCAGTCCCGGTACTCGGTGACGGTCGAGGTGGTCTGCACCATGGAGGCCCTGCAGGTGGAGGTCGGGGACGTGGTCCGCGTGACCCACAGCATCCCTGGCTGGGCCGGCAAGCAGTTCCGGGTGATGGCCATCGAGCTGGTCTCGAACGACGAGGTGAAGCTGCAGCTCCAGGAGTACGCCGTCGAGGTCTACGACGTCACATCCGCCAACGACCAGGACTCGACGCCGGACACCCTGCTGCCGGATCCGCGGGACGGCGAAGAGGCCGAGTTCGAGAGCTTCACGCCGGAGAGCCGGGTGCAGAACGGCACGACGGTCACCTTCTGGACGGTGACCGTGGGGCCGCTGACGGGGTCGAAGGGCCTCATAGACCGGTTCGTGCTGCGTTACCGGCCGGTGGTGACCGGCCTCGGCGGCTGGACCGAGCTCACGGCGAGCGCCATTGGCGAGGACGACCCGACGGCGGTCTTCGAGGTCCCCGCGGCCCGCGGCCAGGTGATGAGCTTCGAGACCTGGGCCATCTCGAGCCTGGGCCTCCCCGGCCCGCGGATCGCCACCTCGAGGGAGTACCCGCAGCCGGGCGTCCCCGGCGCGCCCACGGGCCTGCACGTGGCGGGCGACCCGCAGGGGATCCGGGTCCGCTGGACCAACGACCCGGGCGTCGGCACGTCGCCGATCACCGAGATCTGGACCGCCAACATGGGCTTCGCCGACCCGCCGCTGGTGACGACCACGCCGACGGTCGGCGCGTTCCTCCTGGCCCGGGCGTCCGGGCAGTCGTACGTCGACCTGGTCGACACGTCGGGCATCGCCCGGAGGGCGTACTGGGTGCGCCACGTCACCGCCTCCGGCGGCGTCGGCCCGTTCGCGCTGTCAAAGGACCAGTTCGCCGGGCTGCGCACCTTCGCCGACGACGCGAGCGCCGGCGCCGCCGGGCTGATCCAGGGCGACATGTACAAGCTGGCGACCGGCGCGGTCGTCGTGAAGCTGTAGGAGCAAGAAAAATGACGATCCAGCACAAGACCGTGGCCGAGCTCCGGGTGCCGCTGGCCGTGGCCGGCGCCGTGGTGACGGCGGCACTGGCCGCTGCCGGCAGCATCTACGCCTACGGCGAGCTGTCCAACCAGGTGCACCAGCTCGCCGCCGACATGTCGGTCGTCAAAAGCCAGCTGGCGTCCGACCAGCGCGACAGCGTCGTCGGGCGCACCTCCGCGGCCGAGCGCCTGGCCCGCGTCGAGACCGAGGTCCGCATGACCCGTGAGGACGTCGCCGAGATCAAAGAACTGCTGCGGGAGCGCAACCAGTGAACGAGAACCGCCCGAACATCGTCACCGTCGGCCTGCTGGCCGGCGCCGTGGCCCAGCTCATCCTGTGGGCCTGGAACGGCTGGCTGCCCGCCGGCGCGCCCGAGCTCGGGCCCGCGGAGTCCGCCGCCCTGACCACGGTCATGACGGCCGTCGCGCAGTACTTCGACCGGTGGACGAAGCGCCGGGCCGGCCACGTC